TCCGGATCACAGACTGCACTCTCCAGCTTTACCCTGGCGAACTTCCAGTCGATGGTCGCGAAGCTTCAGCCATATGCCACGCAGCCACGCTGGTACATGCACAAGCAGGTGTTCTACAACGGCGTCGCAGACAAGTTGATTGCACTCTCCGGAAACAGCATCATGGACATCCAGAATGCTTACGGTCCTGAACCAACACTCTTCGGTATCCCGATCTCGTTCGTTCAGAACATGCCAAGCGCAACGGGCGTATCCAAGACGATGGCAGTCCTCGGAGATCTCTCCAAGGGTGTCGCGTTCGGCGATCGTCGTGGTGTGAGTGTTGAGGTCTCCGACCAGGTCAAGTTCATCGAGGATGCGCTTACCTTCAAGGCAACCGAGCGCTATGCGTTCAACTGCTTCGATGTCGGAAACGTCACCGCGACAGTGGCCGATCAGGTTCCTGGTTCCATCATCGTTCTCCAGGCTGCCGCTTCGTAGGCTGTCTGACTTCGCAGTCAAGGGGAGCGGGATACCATTCCCGTTCCCTTTTTGTTTTTAGGATGTACACATGCCACTCACAAGAACTCAAGCACTCGACCGACTCGCATGGATGACCGCATCCGACCAGTATCCGTTCCTCGATTCGACCGCTCTACAGCAGCTCGTGGACGATCACGCTCGCTGGACCGTCTGGACCGCATCCACAGCCTTCGTCGTTGGCGACATCATCATCCCGACTGTCGCGAATGGCAGACTGTACCAGTGCGTGATCGCAGGGACATCGAGCGCCACTGAGCCACAGTTTCCGCAGTGGACCAGGACAACCGGCTACAGCGTCAATGACGGATCAGGTGACCTCTTGTGGCAGGACATCGGTCCCGCGAACGTCGAGCGCTATGACATCCGCACAGCTGCGCGACAGGGCTGGATTCGCAAAGCGTCCAGCATCACGCACCTCATCGATGTGAAGGACGGTCAGGTCGACGCTAAGATGGCCGTGCTCCGTGAGCATTGTCTCGACCAGGCGAAGCGCTTCTCACCGATGGTGTTCGTATGATCCCGGCAGCTTACAGCACAGCGCTCAAGAACGCGATCCAGGCGTATTCGTACGCAGACCGTGTCGCGATCTGGCGAACCGTCAATCAAGCAGATGGCATCGGTGGCGTGTCACAGCACTGGATACAGGTCGCTGAGATTCGTGGCACGATATCCAACACCGGCGATACCGAAGGCGTGGTCGGTGGCATGATCGAGCAGTCTGGTACATGGACGCTTACGTGTTCACCAGACGTCGAAGTCAAGGCCGATGACAGAATATACACCAGCGGGAATCCACAGAACCTCGCGCCATACTACGAGGTCATCGGATCAGACTACGGTCACACGAACGCAGTCAGTCAAACCATCGGACTCCGCGCCAGGACAAACGGCTAAGTGTATCCACTGCGTGGTGCAAGCTTCGCTGTCATCGCACCATGATATGAGTGAAGTTATTGATGGGGTGTATGCATGAGTCCTGAGATGTGGGTCCAAATCGGAATACAGGCGTTTATCACGACGGTGTCAATCGGTGCCGCTTGGGTGGCATTGCAGGTCAGGCTGACGCGCCTGGAGACTCAGGTGGCACACATCATCTCGACGCTTGATGGACAGCAGCAGGAAGTGCGCCGCATCGAACAGCGACTCGGTAAACTCGAAAACAAGGTCAGCGCGTTGGAGGCAATCATACAAAGATGAACTCAATATCAATCAAGAGACTCGTGGTCGTTGTGATCGTGGCTTTTGCAGCTGCTTTTACTTCTGTTTTCGGTGACGGCATCCGCACATCCGAAGCACACGACATCAGCGAGCTCGGCGCAGTGATGGCACTCTACGGGAGCAAGGCGGTAGCGGCTGGTGTCTCCGCTGCTGTGTCTAGTGTGCTGGCGTTCCTCACGATGCCGTTCAAGGGTACGCAAGCGAACAGCCTGAAGGTGGGCAAATGAACCTGCAAAACTTTAGGATTGAAAAGGAACCTGCGCCTTCTACAGACTGGCGTGTCTTTGGTGACATTGAAGATAACAACGGTAATATCATCGGCACGTTTGGTCAGGATGGTACGTCTGTCAATGTTTGGTGGGTTCAGCAAGATGAGCAGTTTCAGTACGGCATCGTGCAACAGTTCGCAGTTATTATGGCTCAACAGATAGCCAGTGGAGATGCCGAATAATGGCAACATATTACGTTCGTAATGATGGAAATAACGCTAACACAGGAACTGGTTCAACAGCAGGACAAGCGTGGCAAACGATAGCCTATGCGTTTGCAAACATGACCCTGACGGCTGGGACAAATTATCTATACATCGCTCCCGGCGTGTATCGTGAATCGGTTACCCTGACCGTAACACCAACGGTTACCAATACACTTGTTATTGCAGGAGACCCGACAGTATCCCAGTTTGTTGGTATTACAGCCAATCATGTACGTGTCACTGGTGCTACAAGTGATAGCGCACAAAGTTCAAGTAGCACTCGTATAGATACAAATGCAAAACCATATGTGACTATACAAGATTTAGTTATTGAAGGTGCATACATAGGCGGCGCGTCTAATCCTCTCTTAATTTCTGGAACGAATACAACAGTTGATAGGGTTGTTGTCTATGGTGGTGTTACTGGGTCTCTATTTGTCGCTGCTCCAAATACTAGTAGTAATGCAATTACAATACGCAATTCAACATTTGTCGGAGGACAGTCCGGATTACGCATTACAACACCAACTGCCGCATCTGGTGTATCTGGTGTAGTTGTACAAAACTGTCAAATTATTGCAGGATATGCAAATGGTTTCGGTATTGCAATCTATCCAACGAGTGGCACAACAATGCCTTCCGTTTTAGTTACAAACTGTTTTATTCAAGGATTTGGTTCTGGCATATATTTGGAGCGTGGTAATACTACCAATACACATACTGTACAAAACTGCATAATTTCGGGATGTTCACAGGGTATAAATTCATTTGCTTCATCGGTAGCAGTGCAACAAAACAACGTTATCAATTGCACAACTTCTGTTACAAATGTGGCAACGTCTGTGACAACGGTAAATTCAGACTTTTTGGGTATTGACTTAACACAAAACTTCTTACAGAAATTTGGCAGCATCATCCCGTTCGGAACTTTAGTAAATTCTAGGAATACTGGTTTTGGAACAGCTTCAAATGCTCCTGCAACAGATGCTTATGGCGTGACGTGGACTGGTGCAACTCCTGATGTAGGTGCGGTCACCTTGAGGAATATTACCGGTTTAGGTCTATACAACCCAACAGAGCGGAACGCATCCGCCATCACAATCGCACCAGCCTCCACATCACAAAGCATCGAGCTCTACCTCGGTGCTACAGGGCTGGCATTCAACACGAGCGGTCTAGCGGCATACTACGTCCGCAATCAGAGCGCTCCGGTGGCTATCACGCTGGTCACGCAGACACCTACAGGCGCGTGGACATCTGGTGGCTTTGCTGAGATAAGCTCAAGCCTAGTGCCGGGCGTGTATCGTTTGGATGTTCCTAACGCGGCATTTGCCGCTGGCGCATCTGATGTCACTATCGTGGTGCGTGGTGCCTCTGGTACTAACGGGGCGGTCCTTACGGTCACGCTGAGTAGTGGTGGCTTGACGGCAGCGCAGACAGCCGCAGCGGTGTGGGATGAACCATACACCTCGCACACAACAGCAAGCACGTTTGGAGCACGAACACTAAAGACAACGGTCGACAATCGTCCTGCGGATGTCGGGACATCGTTCCACATCCAGGCTAATGTGCACGCGATTGTCGATTCAACAGCAGCTGCTTCCGAGCTCTCTGGCGCGCTACTTCACAACGGAACAGACTACATTTCCGCAGATCTGTTGACGCCTGTGTCAGCTGCGACCAGCGTACACATCGGACCTTATCAACTCCTGGCTGATGGCTTAGGCGCTGATCAGCCGCTCGATGTCAATGTCGGAACGGCCACATCCATCGATGTCCAGGTCACTGACGCGAATGGGACTGGCATCGACATCACTGGCGCGACGGTCACAGCGAAGGTCTACAGTTCAGCGGGGACACTCGTGGCCACGTACAGTGGCACTGCGACGTATGCGGACAATGGGCGCCTGTCATTCGGTCTCACGACTACGGTCACGAACACATCTGGCACGTACACTGTGACAGTGACCAGGACAACTGGCGCGACCAACACGCAGATCTTTGGACCATTGAGATTGTATGTGAGGCCAGTATGAGCGTAAACATTTTACAGATCACCGAAGATCCGGAACAGGTCACGCAGATCGCGGCCTGGACCGGAGACTGGCACACGTACGTGGTGCGCCTGGTCGATGACAACGGGTCTCCGATTGACATCACGACAGGCACTCTCGCGGCCACGTATACCAATGCCGCCACAGGCGTCGCATATAGTTTCGTGACAGGAACAGCCACGCTTACGAAGTCTCTGTCCTCACAGGGCATTGTGACGATCCTGAACCCTGCCGCATACCCGACAGCAGCTGTCGTGCGTCTGACTTTGTCGTTCACCGTGTCGACTACCGTGCGACGCTTCGGTCCACTGCTCATCGAGGTCCTAGCACCGTGACCGTCAAGGTCGACCTGTCCGGCTTCGATGACGCGGAGCAACGTTTTCGCATGTTATCTGTATTTTTGCAGAATGCAGTGAGCGCTTCGTACACTGGCATGATCGCGCTGATGACAGGCGCAAAGTCAGGACGAAGGTACAAGCTCCCAGGAACACAAACGATGTATCAAGCATCCGCGCCAGGACAAGCACCGGCTGTGGCTACTGGTAATCTTCGCACATCGATCACGATCGGCAAGGTCAACGACTACGAGTACATCATCAGCATCTCAGCGCCTTATGGCAAGATACTCGAGTTCAAGAAGAACAGACCGTTCGCGATACCAGCATCGACGAAGGCATGGGCGGTGTTTACTGGCGTGGTGAGGAAGTACTTCAATGGTTGAATCCTTAGTTGTGGACGAATGGATATTCGACACTCTCACAGCTGATGCAACGCTCCAGGGACTGCTGGCGGTGGACAACCGATCGCCATCGTACCAGCAGGGCATATACCTGTATCTGGCTCCTGAAAAAGACCCGATCAGTCTTCGACAGCCACAGGTGCCATACATC